TTATAATTATAAAATATTTTTATTTAATATAAATTAAATATTTATTTTTTGATATATTAATATATATCCATCTTTGAATAATTCATTTTTATTTTTATCTATGTCATATTCGTATACATCTTCATCATCATATTTATACCACTTATTATTAATATTTTTACAAACTGCAAAATAATGCCCACCATTCAATCCCCCTTTATGACAGCATATACAAACTAATTTTAAATCACAATCAATATTATCATATCCTTCTGAATAATTTGTTAAATCTAAATCATCAAACGGAAATGTTAATATTGAATTTGATTTAATTAAACTATTATTATATCTTTTTAATACAATAATTAAAAATTTTGGAACAATCATTAATTTTATTTGACGATATGCGTTAATATATGTATTTGTTTTTTCATCTAAATATTTTGATTCTAAAATTTCTTTTTCAAAATATTTAGACATAGAATCATATAACGTTTTCCCATAAATAGGAATACTTAAAATATTAAACATTTCAAACTTTTTTGAAACAACTTTATTATTTTCTAGTGATATTACTTTATTAACATATTGTCCAAAAAACAATTCTGAAACGATTGAATACTTATTTTGTAAATCTTTACTCCAATTTTTAATTGACTCAACAGTTATTTTATCATATTGATTCTCAATAACTCCATTATAATTTATTTCAACATCATATTTTAATCCTTCGTGTAAATAATCTAACATTAACGATAAAGACTCTTGTGCATCCTGTTGTTCATATCCTCTAAATCTTTCATCATACTTTTGTATTAATTCATGAAAAGTTTTTGGTTCTATTGACGAATTTGTATTCCATAACACTTTTATTAATTTTGAATATTCTTTTGTTAAAATTATTTCATTCATATTTTTACCCTTTAGCTCACAATAGCGATTATTTAAATCTGTTAGATGATTATTATTTAAAAAATACTCTGTCAATGGTTGAATATTACTTAAACATTGTATAGATGTATTTAAATAGCATGTATTACCTCTATTTTTAAGCCCATAAATTCCTTTAGTCATCTTTCTATTTAATAATATAAATTATTTTATATAAACATATAATTTATTAAAAATAAAAAAATGATTTATAATAACATAATTATAAAATATTTTTTTATTGTAAATAAAAAAATGATTTATAATAACATAATTATAAAATATTTTTTTATTGTAAATAAAAAAATGACACTAAATTTTATTTGAAAACTATTAAAATGTAATAGATAATATAAATAATAAAAATGAGTAATAATAAAAAAAATATTAATAGTTACTGTAGTTCTGAAAATTGTTACGGTGCAACACCACCACGTAACCCTAAAATAATAATAAAATAAATTTTATTAATAAATTTTATTAATAAAATTAAAAAAAATGATTTTAAAATTTAAAGTATTTAAAAACATAGTTGTAATAATAAAAAATATGGTAAGACCTGAATTATTAAATAAAATTAACATCAAAAATGATGACATTATAATTCAAATTGTTGATTGGAAATCTTATGATGTTAATTATCAAAATGAAGATGATGATGAAAATGATGATGAAAGTGACGACGATGACGAACCTAATAGTAAATATAAAAAAAAGAACAAAAGTTTGATTATTCGTGGTTATGGAGTAACTAGTAATGGTAATTCAATATGTATTCACATTAATGGATTTGAACCATATTATTATTTTAAAATTCCAGAAGATTGGGATAATAAAAAATTTAATATATTTAAAAATAATATTTTAAATCTTGTTGATAAAAATCAAGCAGATGGATTAATTAAAGCAGAAATTGTTAATAAAAAAGAATTTTATGGATTTACAAATAATAAATTATTTAATTATGGATTATTTGTTTTTAAGAACCAATTATGTTATTATTCATTTTTAAAAATAATGAAAGAAAAAAAGATAGAAATTAAAACAAAAGATTGGATTGAAACATTCGATTTTAGCAATAAGTTATATGAAACAAAAGTTAGTTCATTACTTCGTTTTTTTCATGTACAAAATATAGACCCATCTGGATGGTTGAAAATAAATAAAGGAACTTATACTATTAATAACCCTTCAATGACAAGGGCGCAAATTGATATTATGTTAAACTATAAAAATGTTATTAAAATTGAAAAAAATGATATTGCTAAAATAATTGTGGCATCTTTTGATATAGAGTGTTGTAGTGAAGATGGAACTTTTCCAAAATTTGATAGAAAAAATGACCCAGTTATTCAAATTGGTACAACAGTTTATTTTTTTGGTGATAATGACTGTAAATATCAATATATTGCAACTTTGAATAAATGTGACCCTATTGAAGGAGCAGAAGTAGAATGTTTTAATAGTGAAAAAGATTTAATTTTGGGATGGGCAAAATTTATACAACGCCTTGACCCGGATATAATAACAGGTTATAATATATGGGGATTTGATTGGGAATATGTTTTTAAAAGAGCGGAATCTGGAAATGGTGGTCTTATTAAACCTTATCATGAAATGCTTTATAAAATACTACAGCGTTTAAAACCTAATTATGCAAATTCAACAAAGCCTCAATTAACAATACAAGATTTATCATCAAGTGCATTAGGTGTAAATATTTTAAAATATATTGACATTGAGGGTGTTGTTCAAATTGATTTATTAAAAGTTGTTCAACGTGATTATAAATTAGATTCTTATAAGTTAGATAATGTAGCAAAACAATTTATGAAACAGCAAAAAGTTGATTTATCACCTCAAGAATTGTTTAAAAATTTTAGAAATGGCAGCTCTGAAAAAATCAAAGAAATTGCAGTTTATTGTATTATGGATTGTAAATTAGTAAATGATTTAATTAATAAATTACAAGTTATTACAAATAATTTAGGTATGTCAAATGTTTGTGTAGTGCCTTTTTCATATTTATTTTTAAGAGGTCAGGGTATTAAAATATTTTCACTTGTTGCAAAATTTTGTAATGAAGAAAACTTTCTTATTAAAGACCTATCACCTGATGATATTGATAAAAATTCTTATGAAGGTGCTATTGTATTTGTACCAACTCCAGGTGTCTATTTTGAACCAGTTGTTGTTATGGATTATAATTCATTATATCCATCATCAATGATAGCTGAAAATATATCACATGATTCAATACTTGGATACAAAGAATATAAATTAAAACCAAAAATTAAAAATAACGAAAATGATGAATATGAACTAATTAAAGATACTATTGATGAAAAATATAATAATTTAGATGGATATCATTATATTGATATAGAATATGATATTTTTCAAGGCATGGATGATGATAAAAAAAAAGTGGGATATAAAGTATGTAAATTTGCAGAAGCTGATAATGGAGATAAATCTGTATTGCCTCGTATTTTAAGAAAATTATTAAAAGCACGTAAAGATACTCGTAAAATAATGGAATATTATACTTATGAATTAAATAATGGAACTTTTCTTGAAGGCATTCCTGATGAAAAAGATGATATTATTGAGTTATTTAATGTTGTTAATGGTAAAATAACTATTAATAAATCTGATATCATTAATAGTAGAAAAACAAATAATGAATTTCAAATATCAGTTCTTGATGGTTTACAGTTAGCTTATAAAGTAACATGTAATTCATTATATGGTCAGGTAGGTGCCACAACAAGTCCTATTTGTTATAAAGAACTTGCTGCATGTACTACTGCAACAGGTCGTCGTATGGTAATAACCGCAAGGGACTTAACATTGAAAAAATTTGTTGGAGCAAAATTAACTTATGGTGATTCTGTTAGTGGTGATACACCATTATTAGTTATGAAGAATGATTTTATCGATATAGTAATGATTAAAGATTTAAATAATGACTGGGTATCTTATAATGAATTTAAACCATTTGATACTAACAGAAAAGAAAAAGAACAGACTGATACTGACTACTTAATTTGGACAAGTAATGGTTGGTCTAAAATAAATAGAGTAATTAGACATAAAACAACTAAAAAAATGTATAGAATTACCAGTAAATTAGGATATGTTGATGTAACAGAAGACCATTCTCTTTTGGATAAAAATAAAAATATTATTAAACCAAGTGAATGTATTATTGGAACACAATTATTTTATGGATTTCCTGAAAATATTAGTACAAAATGCAGCCTTAATCAATATAGTAATTATGATATGAAATGTATTATTAATGATTTGATGGCAGGAATGATTGATAAAATTCCATATGAATTATTAAATGGAACTATTGAACAGCGGCTAGAATTTGTTAAATTACTTGAAAAATATAACTTATTTGTGACTCAATCAAAAGTGTTTTATCAGTCATTATATTATTTATTGAAGACTGTTGAAGAATATTATGATATTTCAAGTATTATGACAAACTTTTTTATTATTAAGTTAAATTCTGATATTAATAGTGTTACTGATATAAGTTATTTAGGTCTTATAAATGATAATGAATATGTATATGATATTGAAACAGTAACTGGTAATTTTCAAGCAGGTGTTGGACAATTAATTGTTAAAAATACTGATTCAATATTTGTCAATTTTTCAGATGAAATTAGAAGAAGAAATCCAGGAATTGAATTAAGTGAAAAAGAATTATTAGTTGAATCTATTAAAATAGGTATGGAAGCTGCTGCAAATATTAATAGTTTTATGAAAGCACCACAAAATATTGAATATGAAAAAACATTTTGGCCTTTTTGTATTTTTTCTAAAAAACGTTATTTTGGAAATAAATATGAACATAATCCTGAAAAATATAAACAAACAAGTATGGGTATTGTATTAAAAAGACGTGATAATGCACCTATTGTTAAGACTATTTATGGTGGTGTAATAGATATTATTTTAAATAAACGTAATATTGAAGACTCAAAAAAATATTTTTATGATTGTATCAAGAATCTATTAGATGGAAAAGTTGATTTAAGTGAATTAGTAATAAGTAAGACTGTTAAAACAGATTATGCAAATCCAACACAAATAGCTCATAAAGTTCTTGCTGACAGAATGGGTGAACGTGACCCTGGAAATAAACCTCAATCTAATGACCGTATTCCATATTGTTATATTGATACATCAAATCTACTTTGCAAAATATGTAATAAGAAGATTAGTCCTGATAAATGTAAATGTATTAATTGTATGAATATATATTGTTCAACACACCTTAAAAATCATAGAGAATCATGTTTAAAAATATGTAGATTTTGTAAATTAACTTGTAATGAAGCATCATTAACTAATTGTATTACTTGTAAAGGATGTTATTGTACAAAATGTTATGAAAAACATAAGTTGCGTACTGATAAATATAAAGTAGTACATAATGATAAATGTAAAAAAGAATTAACAAACAAATTATTACAGGGTGATACTATTGAACATCCTTTATATATTAAAGAGAAAAATTTGAAGATTGATTATAATTATTATTTAACCCATCAAATTGAAAAGCCAGTTTATCAAATTTTTGAATTAGTTATGAAAAATCCAGAAACAATTATATCAGAATTAGTTAGAAAAATGAATAATTTAAGAAATGGAAATCATTCTATTACAGCATGGCTTACTATTGGAAAAAAAACTGATATAATTCAAAATGAAAATGAAAAGAAAAATCTTGATAAAATTATTAGTCAAGATTACAATGAAGAAGATAATATGTTAGATGATAAATTTGAAGAAGATATAATTGAAGATTTAGACATCATTATTAACGATAATGATATTATTGAGTAACATCATTATTAACACTAATGATATTATTGAGTAACATCATTATTAACGATAATGATATTATTGAGTAACATCATTATTAACACTA